GATGAAGTTTTTAACATTTGAAGAGATAAGAAATACGGAAAGATATGGAGATTGTAATGAAGTTAATTATGATTTAATATTTGAGGATATACAAGCAAATATATTAAAAAAATACAAAAGAAAGAAGCCAAAGAAATATCCATTATGTATTTGTGGGCATTGTAAGTCAGATCATAAACGAATAGGAATTGGTGAATGTATTTGGTTCAACTGTAAATGTAAGAAATACAAAAGCGAACAATCTGCTTATAAGGAGGGTGATTTTTGATGAAAATAACAAAAAGTGAACTTTATCATAAGTTACATGATGAATTATATAAGGCTCTCCCTCAAGTAGCTCATGATTGTGATGTTAGTGTAAGTGAAGCTATTTGTGATAAGTTTGACAAAAGGTATGATGATTTCCATAAAAAAGCTTCTGAAATAATTGAGGTGTATTTTTGATGAAGCAAAGAGCAAAGCTATTAATTGAGTTTCCAGAATGGAAGAATGTGGCGGAATTAAAGATGCAACTTGCAAAGGAGGGTTATATTGTTGAATCATTTGCAGTATTGAATATACTCAAAGGTTTTATAATTCCAGAGGATTTTATGTTTGAAGAAGAAAAGGATAATGGCACAGCACCTAAAAGCATGAGGTCGTAAAAAATGAACTGGATTTATACTTGTATGGAATGTAATTTTTCCACAACTAATCAAAGGGAATTTAGGATGCATCAAAGAATACATGAGGTAGGAAAGATAAAGAAAAAACAAAGAGTTCATAATGGTAACACAAAGATCAACTAAGGAAACAAAAGAGGAAAGTAATTCAATGATTGCCCCAAGCAAAAGGATAAGGGAAAAAGCGATACAGATATTAGAGAAGAATGATATAATGCTAATAAGCGCCCAACTTGGGAACCTACATTTTATTGTTAGATCTCAAAGTGATAATGGTTGGTATGATGTATTCAGGACAAAAGGCAACTGGAGCTGTTATACTACTGGGATTAAGAAAGTTAATGGAAAAGAAGAGAAGTTTGGAAGGGAATTCAGAGAACCTGGCAAAAGTGCATATATTCTTGCATGCAAGGAATGGTTGGAAGGTATAAAATGACAAAGAATTTAAAGAATAATGTTGCGGCTATAAGAAACATGAACAAGCTTCATCCAAGTTTCAATCTACAAAAGAATGTATTAAAGATTCATAATGCTGAGATTGATTCTCCTCATTTTTTACATGAACTTGCAAAGTTCTTATTATTATGGGAAGCAAGATCAAATAATCATATTGTATATACTGAAGCAATATTTAATAACATGTCCAGGGCTGATCTTTATTTGGCTGATATTGATGAAGCTTGGGAAGTAACTTTATCAGAAAAAGATAAAAGCAAGAAAGAAAAAGAACAGAAATATCCATGCTCAGTTTATTTTTTCAGCGCAGCATATGTTATAAAAAACTGGCTAAAAAAGCTTAAATTATAGAAAGGTTTAAATAGATGGAATGGTGAGATGATAAATAATGGGCAAAAAAGATGAGTTATCTATTAATTGGTTTGGATTAAAATTTGATGATCTTAATAATAATCAAAAAAAGATTATAGAAGAGATCCATAAAAAAAATGGCAATATGTCCTAACTGTAAAGGTTTCATGGAAAACAATAATAAGTTTTGTAGTTTGAAATGTAGCAAAGAATATTCACCTACTAAAGATAAGAACTTTGAAGAAGTTAAACAGGGTTCATGGCCAACCTAGCCCAATAGTGGCACATCACCTCTTATTCGGGCTGTGGACCCTTATATTAAACACACATCTGGGATGGACGGTGTTGTCCCTACCGTAAAAGGGGCATTTTTTACTAGGGGAGTATGTATAATGTTATATGAAAAGGAAAAAAATCTGAAAATGTCTCAACTTATTGAGAAAGCTTTTATTAATGATTCTGTTATTACATTAACTCAGGCAAAAAACCTGTTAAATGATTTTAGGGAAATAACCCAGGCAAGACGAATTGGTATGAATATTGATCATATTGATATAGATTTTCTTGATACAAGATTCCAAATAAAGGGGAGATAAAAATGTTATATCTAGAAGTTTACAAAGATGCAAAAGATGAGTGGAGATGGAATATTAGGGCCAAGAACGGCAACATAATGGCCGATTCAGGTGAAGGGTACACTAGAAGGGGTAATTGTATCAAAGCTGTAAATAGAATAATCAAAGAGAATAAGTTTGATTTAATACTGTGAGGGATGAATGATTTTATGTAATTTAGGAAAAAAGGAGTTTGTAGCAAAACCCCTCAGAATAAGAAAGCAGAAGAAAGGGGAAATTCTTTTATTTACATTACCTGGTGCATCAGCATCTCAACTTAGAGATTTCAAAAAAAGATTAAAGAAAGAATTGGCTAAAGAGTCACCATTAATTGTAACAAACATAAAAGAAATAATTATTGGAAATAAAAAGAAGTGGAAATCAAATGTCAGAAATACCAAACCCAACAGAAGAAGTTAAGATGCCGGAAATAACAATGATTGGTATTGAGAAGATAAAAGAGTATCCTATTAATGCAAAAACACATCCAGAGAAGCAAATAAAGAAATTGGAAGCTTCAATAACTGAGTTCGGATTCAATGTTCCTGTGGTAATAGACAAGTTTTTCAATATCATAGCTGGGCATGGGAGAATACTTGCAGCAAGGAACTTAAAAATACCAAAGATCCCATGTATCATGGCAGAACATTTAACAAAGGAGCAAGTTAGAGCATACAGGCTTGCAGATAACAAAACTGCTGAATCCGACTGGGATTTTGAATTACTTAAGGTTGAATTTGAGGAATTGAAACATTTAGGTGCTGATTTGGAATCTACTGGATTTGATATGAAAGAGATAAATCCATTGATTTCCGGTGGAAAAAGAGGTCTAAATGAAGCTGCAGAAGAAGAGTTTGTTGAAGTTAATGCTTATGAAAGAGCAAAAAGCAAGACTAAGATACAGAAAGGGGACGTTTACCTTCTTGGAGATCATAGAATTATGTGTGGAGATAGTACTAAATCAGAAGATGTTGGAATATTAATGCAAGATGAGATTCCTATCCTTATGGTAACAGATCCACCTTATGGTGTAAATTATGATCCAAAATGGAGAGATGAAGCTGATAAGAAAGGATTACTAGGTAACAATTACCCCTCAAGAGCAATGGGGGAAGTACCAAATGATGATATAATAGACTGGTCAGCAGCATATAAGCTGTTTAAAGGCGATATATGTTATGTATGGCATGCAGGTAAACACACAAAAGAAGTCTCAGAAAGCTTGCAAAAGTCTCAATTTGAGATCATTAATCAAATAATCTGGGTAAAACCTCACTTTATTCTTTCAAGAGACGATTATCATTGGAAGCATGAACCTTGTTTATATTGCGTCAGGAAAGGGAAAAAGCATAATTGGCAAGGGGACAGGTCACAAACAACAGTATGGGAAATAGCTGGAATGAACTGTTTCGGTGGTTCAAAGAAGAAAGAGGATGAGATGACAGGGCATGGCACTCAGAAGCCATTAGAATGCATGAGAATACCGATTATCAATAACACTTTAGAGAAAGATCTGGTATATGATCCCTTTGGAGGATCCGGAACAACACTTATTGCATGCGAGAAAATGGACAGAAAATGCCGGATGATGGAGATAGATCCAGTATATTGCCAGGTAATAATCGATAGATGGGAGAAATATACATCACAAAAAGCAGCAAAACTCAATTAAAAAGGATAAAAATGACAAAAATAACAATTAAGAAATTCAAGAAAGCAGTTCTTGGAACTGGGGGAGTTATAACATTAATAGCTCAAAAGCTGGGGTGCGAAGTTGGAGCAATATACAAGTTCCTTAAAAGGCACCCTCTTATGAAAGAAGTACTGGATCATGAAGACAGTAGTGTAACAGATCTTGCTGAGAATAAGCTTATTAAGAAGATTGAGGAAGGGGACTGGAAAGCTATCAAGTTCAGGCTAGATCGGAGAAGCGATAAATATACACCTAAGCAAGAGATCACCAGTTCTGGAAGCCAGGAAATAAGAATAAGCTCTGAAGAAGCAGAAGAGCATATTGAGAAGTTTTTGAAGAAAGATAAGAAAGGAAATTAAAGCAGCGTGGTGTAATCAGGTTAATACAGGCAGTTCATGGCCCCCAGATTTGTGGTTCAAATTCACTCGCTGCTATAAATGCAGGATATTTGGGTGCTTGATTCAGTAATGGTCAAGTGGGTTCAGCGTTTACCTGTTTTCCACCCAATCCAGTTGCATCATATTCATGGTAATGGAGAGGGACAAGTTCTATTGTCTCGTCACACCCCTATACACCTGTGGACCTCTCCACCACCATGTTTTTAATATAGGACATTATGAAAAAACAAAATATAGATAAATACAATGGATAAATTAACAGATCAAGAATTAATTAAGGCATTCAAAGAGAGTTTAAAAGATAAAAAGCTAAAAGATTTCTTATATCATTATTTTAAAAATCATTTTGAGCAGTTTTGTATGTTTGTTCTTCCTGAAGCTTTTACTTGCGGATTTACTGAATCGCATAGAATCATTGCCAAGAAGCTATTTTCAACAGAAAACTCAGCAGACGCCTTACCAAGGGGATGGGGGAAAGCTCAAAGTTTAGATTGTAATATATTGACTCCAAAAGGATGGATAAAATTATCTGAATTGAAAGTTGGAGATGAAGTTATTGGTGGTGATGGAAATCCTACAAGAGTAAAATTTTTGCACCCAATAGAAAAAATGGATTTGTACACGGTTAAAACAAGAGATGGTAGAAAAACATTGTGTAATCTTGAACATTTGTGGAATGTTCAATGTCCTTCAAATACAAAAAATAGGATTGTAACTAAGACAACAAGGAAAATACTATCTAATTATAAGAGTGAAAGATTTGACAAAAGGAATGGAAAACACTATGTTGAATATAGGTGCTTCTTACCAACAGCAGAAGCAGTTAATTATAAAGAAAAGAAATATGATATTGATCCATATACATTAGGTTGTTGGATTGGTGACGGAACTTCTGCAAACAGTAGTTTTACAACAGCAGATCCTGAAATATTGAGTTATATTGATTACCCAATTAAAAAACAAAAAGCAAAAATGAGATATACCATTCAAGGATTATTTCCTAGATTAAAGAAACTAAAACTTATAAAAAATAAACATATTCCTAGAAAATACTTATTTGGTTCAATAAAACAAAGAGAATCTTTATTACAAGGATTAGTAGATACTGATGGTCATATAAAAGATGGTGGGAATCTTTTTGTATTTTATACTAAATACAAATCTCTTGCATTGTCTTTTCTTGAACTTTTGAGGAGTTTAGGTGGTGCTGGAACAATTGGTGACAAATTTACAATGTGTAATGGAAAACAATTTCATACTTATGCAGTTACATGTAGGGTTCCAGATAATATTATTCCATGTAGATTGAGAAGGAAAAGGAATAAATGGCAAGGAAGTTTGAAAACAAGATCAGCAATTGTTGATATATCTTTTGAAAAACACGATTATGGTAGATGTATTACTGTTGAAAATCCAGAAGGCACATATATTACTGATGATTATATGCTTACTCATAATAGTACTGTTGTTGGTCAAGGATTCGTTATATACAACATTTTATACGAGCTTGAACCTTACATTGTTTACACTTCACAAAACCATCAGAAATCAGTATCATTCCTGGAACCAGTTACTAGGGAACTCAAACGTAATATGATAATAAAGCACATATGGGGTAACCAAGAAATAAGCAAAGGAAAAGATCAGGAATCTGGGAAAGATAGAGAGGACTGTTTTGATGTAAAAGGTAAAATAAGGATTCAGGCATTATCTTTCGAGAAGAATATTAGGGGGTTGAAGTACAAGAATATAAGGCCAACACTTATAATCCTTGACGATATTGAAGATGATCAGAGGGTTTTAAATCCAGATTTAAGATACAAGGATGCAAACAAATTAAATAAACAGATTATTCCAGCTATGGATATTAAAGGAAAGTATAAGATGATAGGTACGATTTTACATCTTGACAGTTTGCTAATGAAAAAGATCAGGTTGTTGGATGGTCATATATTCAAGGCTTGTCAGTTAGATGATCAAGGCAATATAATAGAAGGATCTATACTTTTCCCAGAGAGATACAGTAAACAGAAGCTTGAAGAAATAAAGATTGAGATAGGTTCTACAAGTTTCCAGTCTGAATATCTTAACAATCCAATTGATGATACTGCAAGCCTTATTAAAAGGGAATGGGTAACAGAATGTTTTGATAGTGAATTAAGTTTTGGAGAGGTTGGTAAATATGATTTCATGGTACAAGGGGTTGATTTTGCTTTTAGCGATAGGATCACTGCTGATAAATCTGCGTTTGTTGGTATTGGCAAAAGAACTGAGGGGTATACGATTTTACACTGTAATACTAAAAAGGGCCTTTCAATTACTCAACAATTTGATTATATTGAATATCTTTCAGGGATTCATAATTATGATGATAATGCTCTGGAAGAAAACTCTATAAGGTCAATGAGCAAAGAGCTTCTTATAGATCAAGATACCGGAGAAAAGAAATGGAATTTCCCTTATACTTTGTTCTGGACAGGTGCATCTGATTCAGCTGCAAAAAAGAATTATGATGCTGAATTTGAAGGTAAACGTCACACAATAGGTAAGATCTCAATGATAAAACGTCTTGCAACACAGTTCGAAAATAGGCGGATCAGGATACCTTATAACACAGAAAAGGACAAAGAGATTGCTCATTCTATTATGGATGAGGTTTGCACATATGCTTTAAATGATGGTAAACTTGTTGAAGTTGGACCTCATGGTGATATACCTATAGCATTAGGTTTGGCTATTGAAAGAGCTGAGATGGAGAAGTTTGAAGTTGAGATGGGGGTTTTGGAAGTATGAAAGACTGGAGCAAAAGGTTTAAAAGAACAAATCCGGACATTGTTTGTATTTGTCCTTCTTGTGGAAATAACATAAAAGAGGATCAGAACATTGAAGGTTACGAGAATACTTTCAAATGCAAATGCGGAAAATTCATAACAAAATAAAATGGGAATAAGAGATGTTTTTGATTTCCTGGATAAACATGCTGGAACATTTTTTACTGCAAGTCAGATAAGGGATGCTTTAAAAGGAACTGTGCAGAAAGCAGTAATTTACAGAGCTCTCCAAAAAGTGATGTGCATGGACGAGTATGAAAAACAGATTGATATTGTTGACAGGGAATACAAGGATAATTCATTATATATGCCCAAAACAAAATCGATAATAATGTATCGGAGGATTAAGAATGGAAGATGATGATCAATTAATAGTTGAATCAAAACATATGGTGTTAATAGTTGGAGTTGTATGCTTAGTTTTCGGAGCAATAATAGGATTTATGATTGCGGATTATAATCCTTTTGAACAGAACGCAGCAGATTATCTTGAATATCTTCTTAAATCTGATCATCCTTTAAGGACTGGGATTGTTACCCAGGAAACACCGATTTATCAAATAAAAGACTGGTATTTTGGATATGGGCTGGTAAGCAGATCACTTCTTGAACATACAGTTCACGAGGTTTGTTCAATGAACACTGAACCAAAAGATTATGATATACCTGATTGTTTTAAAAAATGTGAGGAGATGTGTTATGCCCAAGAATAAAGTTGCAGAATATGTAGCAATGAAATTTTTTTATTTGAAATTGTGTGTTGATAGGGCCCATGCATATGTCCAGTTACCTTTAAATCTTTTTACTAATTTCAGTATTGCTGCAACATTTTTAAAGGTTTTCGGACTTCTTGAGCATTATATAATCTTGATACCCATTTTTATATTCCTTGCATTTGCTACGATAATTATAGGTCATTTGGATATTAAATACCAGTTTGCTCATTTAGAAACATCAATAAGAAACAAAATCAATCCAGAACTAATGCATATTTATGAATGTATTAGTGGAGGTAAGAATGGCAAAAAACCCAAGAAATAATAAAAAAAAATGGAAATTTGGATGGTGGCATATAATAAAAAGAATATTCAAAGAAGAAAAGCAACCAAACCACGATGAGGTTATGAAGCAAAAAGACGAAGTTATGATGGAAAACATTTATGATGGTGACACAGTACATAAGACAGCAAAGAAATTCCATAATATCCATTTCAAGTTTAAATATAGGTTTCTTGTGCCTCTCTTATTGCTTGGTGATAAGATACTTGGAAAATGTAAGACAAGAAAAATCCCAAATAAACCTTGGAACAAGAATTATAAAATCTTTGATGAAGCTTTTGAAAAATCTCTTGACGATTGGTGTTATAAATTTTTAAGCCAGATATATGGTTGGTCCCCTAAGTATTCTGCTAAGTTTAGGAAAAATGATAGAGCCATAGTGTTACTAACTTCAATGAAAGAGTGGTTGTACACAATAACATTGACAGATACTGCTTACCGGGAATTGTTCAATATATTGATGCATAATATTGCTAAGAATATGTTAAAAAACCATAGTGATAATCCAGCACATGTTTTTTACAGATCAAAGAACTGTTATAATCCAATATATTTTAATATATGGAGGTTATTAGCTGATGGAACTGCAGAATTACAATTAGCAAAAGGGAGGGATCAATTATTAAAAAAACAAAAAGCCAAGAAGAGATCAAGTGCATGCGCTGTGGAAGATGCTGTCACTTCGAAATCAAAGGGCAAATAAAAAAGTGCAAATATCTTGTTAAACTTCCAAGTGGCAAGACACTATGTAGGATATACAAAACAAGATTGGGAAAAGTATTATTTCAGATAGATAAGGATAAGAGGGTAGTGTGTGTTGAAAGAGTAAATGTCAATAAGCATTACAAAGGCTGTCCATACAATGAATTAATTAAGGAGGAAAAAAATGGTTGAAGAAAAAACACAACAAAAAGAAAAAACCACAATATTGGATCATGCAAAAGAAACAGTAAGTAATCTAAAAAAGAATGCTAACTTGGATTTAATGAAACCAGTTATTGCTAGGTTAAGAAAAAGAGTCAAGGAGATTCAGAAATTGTCTCAAGCAGTGCATACAAAGATACCTATTGGGAGAACTCATAGATGGTATACTGAAAGCCCGAAAATGTTTATTTGTGGCCTTGAAGCATCAATGAATGGTAGTAATGTAGGTATTATAACTTATCAAGTATACAAGTCTGAAGTTGGTCCTGACGGTCAATTAAGGAAAAAGCTTTTTGTTACTGAAAAAGATGTTTATGATGAGCGCACAGGAGAAAAGAAAAAGATCCAAGTAAATGCAAGATACAAATTTGAAAAAGTTGTTGAAGAGACAATCGAATATAAGCGACCAATAAAAACAAAGGAGTATAAAGAAGATGACACAGAAATATGAGATTAAACGGACATATGAGAAAAAGGATGACGTTGTAGTACTTAAGCAAACAACTGATCCTATCAATCTCACACCAAAGGACATATTAACAAATCTATCAAGGAATAGGGCAGAAATAAATCAACTGAATGAAAAGATAACCCAGGCTGAAACAATGATTGTAAATTGTAGGTCTACTATTCCTGCTCTTAAGAGAACAATAACTGAATTAAGCAAATATGAGGTCTGGGCAAAAACTTCCCAGGAAAAGAAGTGCAAAGAAATAATTAATTCTATAAAAGATAAACACTTAAAAAAAGTTGAATCTGAATATAGAAATGATGACTCTTTGACAAAAGAACAGAATATTGCTCAAAGGTTCAGGATGTATCGGGAATACATATTAAGGGATGATAAGCTGGTAAAGGAGATTGTTCCAGACATTTCCAGAGATATGCTAGTGATAAATTGTGTTGTTGAAAATCCTTGGAAATAAGTAGTATATAAATACTACTTACTTCAAATTTTCAATTATGGGATTTGTGTATAACTTTTTAGAGAGAGCAAGGAAGTTATTTGATAATACTCTTGATACTTATGGTTTTAATGCAACAAACACCCCTAAGGATGATCCAGCAGGAAAACTTTCTATTTATCCGGCATGGTTCTTTTCTGCTAAACTAGGCCAGCCAAGAAATATAAACACATTAGAGCTTAGGGATTTTGCAAAAAGTCCTTGGATTCAAATGGTTCTTAATACTATAAAAAAAGAAATCCTTACAATTGACTGGGACGTTCTAAAAAAAGATGTTAAGGATGATGTTGACGTTTCTGGGTATATAAAAGAACTAAAATCTTTTTTTGAAGATATTAATTCAGAGCATGAGACAATATCCGATATTAGCAGCCAGGCAATAACTGATGTTGGCGAGATTGATTCTGGCGTATGGCAGAAAGTGTTTACAAAAGATAGTTATGAGGAGAAAGATGTTACTTTGACAGATAATATTGGTAATGAGGTTGGGACAAATCGGATGATGATGTTAAAAGATTTTGGCAAAAGAGACATGATCGAAATACGTCCTGCAGATTCTTCCACTTTCCTTATTGATGTTGATAGATTCAGAAGGCTTAGATGGTATTGGCAATATTCTTTCAAAAACCCAATGCAAAACCCAATAGCTTTTGAGCCTGACGAAATTGTCTGGTTAATGATGAATCAGAAAACTTATTCAGTGTATGGATTTTCTCCAGTACAAGCAATACAACAAGTCCTAGAGGTCCTTATCCAGTCAACGCGCTGGAATAAGGACTTTTTTAAAAATAATGCAATACCTGATGGTATTGTAGGTCTTGAGAATGCTAATCCAGACAGCATGAAAAGATTCAAAACAATGTGGAATCAAGAAGCTAAAGGAAGACCGCATAAGCTCTTATTCCATAATACGAAAGTCAATTTTAGTTCTTTCAATCCTACAAGCAAAGACATGGAATGGCTGCAGGGTCAGAAATGGTATTTCCATTTAGTGTTTGCTGTTTTTGGAGTATCTCCTGCAGAGGCTGGGTTTTATGAAGATGTAAACAGATCAGCGCAAGAAGGCCAAGAAAGGGTTACTGTCAAGAATGCAATAAAGCCTTACTTAAAAATGCTTGAGAATGCTATAAATAAATCAATCATTCCTGAATTTTTTCAAGAGGATGATCCACCAGTAAAGTTTGAGTTTAAGCCTGTGGATCATACTGAAGAACAGATTGAGCATACTCAGGCAATGGACCAGTTAGATAGAGACGTTATAACTATTAATGAGATAAGACAGAAAAAAGGCATGGAACCTGTTGAATGGGGGGATGTACCATTATCTTCTCGAAACCAAGTTGAAAATGTTGATATTAATTCTGATAATGATTCAGCAGAAATGAATAATGAAGAAACAAAATATTTACCTTACACAAAAGCATTTGAGGGGTTTATGAATGGTAGGAACACCGACAGCAGATCAACTTAATAATGTTAAGCAAGCCACAGTACAATGGTCTGCATCAGCTCACAGGGTGTTTTTAGTTGATAGTGCAGGATCAGCTATAAAAATTAAACAATCAGAAGAGAATAGGTTGGGTTCTGAATGTAGTGGGGCCGATGGTGCAACAGAAAGAGTATTGACGCTTGTTAATACGGTAGAAACAGCTGGCCCTGTGAGTGTGTGGGTTGAGAATCAATTAATTGCCCAATCTGATTTAACAGTAACTCATAAGACAGCATCAAGCACAATAAAGTTTGCTATTGCTGTCAATAATACAGACACAATTAAGGTGCTTTATTATGAATAAGAATCTAATTTTAATCATTGGATTATTGATTGTTCCTTTAATTCTGGCCTCATATAATAGGGAAGTTTATGATTATCAAGGATCATGGCTTAAAGAAAAAGTTAATTATTCAAAGTTTACTGCAAGAAACTTGTCAGGGAATTTAACTTGGACAGATTTATACTCTTTTCCTGTTGCTTGTCCAATGTATTATGCTATAACAGAAAATGGGGACAGTAATATTTGTTCTGATTATTGGGTAAATATCGATGGAGATTCAATGACTGGCCCATTACTTATAAATAAAACAAATGTTGCAGGATTAAAAATACTAAATAACAGTTACCAGTTAAGCTTTGGAATAAATGAACTTGGCCATGGTAATACTGGTGGTTATATAGATTATCTTCAGCCTTCAGATCCAGCATATTTTTATACATATTTACAAGGAAAACAATCAACATTATTGTATAATTTGAATGGGGGATTTAATTGGAGACTTTTCAATAATGAAACTCCTGGGAATTATGGTCAATTAACAATCGGAAATACTCCAAACCTTGGATATATTTATTTTCAATCAAACCATGTTGCAAGTGGGACAACATTACCTATGATTTTTGCAATTGATTCTGATGAGATTTTAAGGATTAATTCAGATGGACTAAAAATTAATGGTGGTCTTAATCAAACAGGGGGTAATGCTACGATAAATAATATATATGGTGGGATGTTTTATAATAATCATACTGCTACAGAATTAAATTTTGCTTCTGATGGTGTTTATTATTCTTTATTCATGACAAACGCAACACACCTTAACGGTTTCACAGCCAACGGTATAGAATTTAACGGAAACTCAAATTTGACATGTAATATTGCTGGATTGTATCAGGCATCTTTCATGGCTAGTGGTTCAGGCCAGAATAATTATGAATATTATACTAGTTTGTTTGTTAATCTTGAAAATCGAGAACAATGTGAACATCGTAAAAAATTGACTTCGGGTGGAGACATTATAACACAGACAGGAACATGTTTTGTAGAGCTTGATGTTGGTGATGAAATTTCTGTGAGAACTGCCAATATAGGAAATACAGGCACAGGAAATTATTATTCATCAAATCTCAATCTTGTCAGGATTGGTGATTAACAAAATGTTAGAATTAGATTTTAATGAATATCAGAAAACCTTAAAGAAACAACAAGAAACTAAGTTTCCTAATCAGTATTTTTTTGAAGATGAAAAAAGTATAACTCTTATTTTCAAGACAGAGGAGTTATGGGAACACTTCACGGTAGTTTCTAAATCCAGCATTATAGAATTTTCTGAGATGTTTGATATTTCGCCAGATGATGCGATAAGAGATTTTAAAATCAATTATTGTACAAACTGTATAAAGCTTAGTTCAAACAAAGAATTCAAACCAGACATACTAAGCAAAACTAAAAATGATATTGTAGAACCTGGTGATGACCTTATTGATGAATCTGTTGATTACGGTGATTTTTATAAAACTATTGTAAATAAATGGGAGAAAAAGATAGTCAATGCTATTGATGAGATTCCTGTGGAAAAAATATATAATCCAAGAACATTAAAGACTTTTGGTGAGTTCTTGAGAAAAATGATGAATAGCATAAATTCTGTTGTTTTTCTTAGTGCGGTTAAAAGATATGTGAAACGTGGTTTAATGACTGGATTAGAGAGTGCAGAAGAAGAGCTTAACTTGGATATTGGTTATACTAGGCAATTTGATGATGTGGCCAAGAAACTTCAACAAGAACAGATAGAAGGTTACACTATCCAAGGAGAAAAATGGCATGGGATAAAAGGAGCTACAAAAGAGCTTCAGTTCAAGATTCTTAAACAGATTAAAGAAGATATGGATAATAAAGTAAGCAGGCAGGATATGCGAAAAAATATTAAAGAGATATTTCAAGGATCAACAACCGCCCAGGCTGAACGTATTGCAAGGACCGAAGTTACAAGATTTGTTAATCGTGGTAAACTTACAGCATACAAAGAATCAGGGATTGAAGGCAAAAAGTTATATTCTGCAGTTAATGATTCAAGGACAAGCGAGATTTGTAGGCGCCTTGATAGGAAATATGGTACTAAAGGCATCCCTCTGGATGATCCTTTTATTGACGATGTAACAAAAAAGTCAGGTTTATTTCCACCTTTTGCTCATCCAAATTGCAGATGTGTCATAAGATTCTCAGTTGATTAAAAATAAGTAGTATATAAATACTTGTTGTTTCAAATTTTCCTATATGCCAAAAAAAGTTGAAGATTGTGTAAAATCACTAATGGGTGATCCTGAATTTAAGCCACAGAAAGGTAAGACTAAAGAAGAAAGTGCTTATGCTGTTTGTCAAGCAAAATTCGGGAAAGATTGTGAATTAGATTCTACTGAAACATTATTAAAAAGCACCCATGAAATAACATTATGGCAGCCTGTTTTCAAATCTGCTGAGAATGGAAAATATATGGCTGTATTAAGTGATACAAGCATTGACCGTGACGGAGAGGTTGTTGGAGAAGATGCTTTAAAGAAAATAATGGAAAAAGATGGACCGGAAGGTTATCTTGTCGGATTAATGGATCATGAGAATAAAATCCTTAATCAAGTCTGTGAATGGACAAATAAAAGGCTTGAAAAACAGGATGGTCATGTTGCTTTAATTGCGGAACCGAGATTTTTCGAATCAAATGATAATGCTCGGCAAATAAAAGGCATGCTTGATGAAGGTGCCAAGATGGGCATTTCAATTGGTGCTATTGTAAAAGATAAAAAAGAAGAAAAGATCATGGGCAAATCTACAACAGTATATACTGATTTAGAATTGCTTGAAGCTTCTTTTGTTGCTATTCCAAGCAATAGGCATGGCCAAGCCATGGCAGTTGCTAAAAGTTTTAATATAAAACAGGAGGTTGATAAAATGTCAGAAGATAAGACATTTACTCAAAAAGAGTATGATGCTGTTGTCTCGGAAAAATCCGATATTGAAAAGAAATTTGAAGAATTAGAAAAACAGCATCAGGAAACATTAAAAGAGCTTGAAAAACTCAAGAAAGAAGTTGAAGAGACAGAAGTAGCTGAAGAGACTGATAAGCCTGAAGAACCTAAAGTTCCTGCTGAAGAAAAGTCTGTTGATGTTATTGAAGCAGAAAAAAGAGCAGAAGCTGCTGAGGCAGAACTTGAGAAAGTCAAGAAAAGTCCATTTTACAAGGGTAATAATGAACTTATTGATGGGGCTGATAATTTATCAGCTGAAGAATTACAAAAAAAGATGGATTCTGGAGCAATTCCAGTAATAAGGAGGTATTGAATATGTTAGTACAGAAAGCAGGATTCCATGACAAGCCTCAGGATTTTGATGTTCAGAGATCCTTCGAAGATTCATTCGGGGAAACACTAAAAATTTCAAAGGATGAATTTGGCGGAGAGAGCGTCGAATATTTGAACCCATGGAACAAGACAAACAAGCTTGGACTTATAAAATCTAATATGGTTCAGAAAGCGAGCATTGATACTCAGACAGGTGGCGTAGGCACTGCAGGAACAGCACTTATTCCTGTTTATGTTGACCCATCAATTGTTGACAGAACAATAAGAATGACACCACTAAGAAACCTATTGCCAAGGAGAGCAATCAGGGGCCAGACATATGATTATATCCCTTTGACAGCAAAGGGCGGCGCTGCATGGTATGCAGAGAATGCTGCAATTTCTGATCAGATTGATACATATGATAGGGTTAGTGTGGCTGTTAAGTTCCTTTATGCTAAAGGAAGAGTTAGCGGTCCAGCCATTGCTTCAATGCGTGGGTTTATTGATCCAACACAGCTTGATCTATCTGTAAAGACTGCAAGCATTATGGAAGCTGAAGAAGACGCAATAATCAACGGTGACTCAAGCACAAACCCTGAAGAACCAAACGGTCTTATTCAGACAATCACAACAAACACAACCTCAGTAAGCGGATTGCCAACCCTTGCACAGATAAGAGCAGAATTTGCTACTTCATTCAATGCAAACGGTAATGTCACACTTGCTGTTACTGACGCTTCAACTCATAACTACATCAAAGGATTGCTCCTTGATGTTCAGAGACAGGTTTCAAACCCAAGCATGGACATGCTAGGCTTTGGTATTCCTGGTGCTTTCGAGTTCGATGGTGTCCTTTTTATCAGAGACAGATTCATGCCAACAGGCGCAAGTGTTAAGAGAATATTATTTCTTGATACAAGATACATCTTTATGGCGGTTCTTCAGGATCTGACCTATGAAGAGAAAGCAAGCGAGAATGATTCAACAGTATACATCTTGAAAGAGTATGTGACCTTTGTAAACACATTCGAGGCAGCACATACACAGATGACTACCATCACATAAGGAGGTAATGAAAAATGTCAGCTACAGCAGTAGTAGAAGTTTTTAGACACATTGGAGTCGTTGGTGGGCTAAAAAAGCTAGTCATCAAAGGTAATGGTTCAACAAACACAGGTCATACAGTTGATCTTGGGACTGATTCAACAGACGCTAAAGGCGTCGTTATATCAGAAGTAACAGATGCGTATCATGTGGGTGCAACAGGCACAAGAGTTGATGCTTCCTGGGTAGCTTCCACAGGAATCGTAACTCTGGCGACTGTAGCTAGTGGTCCAGCAACAGTATACATCCATATTGAAGGTTATTAGGTGGTGAATTAGATGACCGCTGCAACTGTAACAAAACGGATTGATGTCCATAATCCTAATTTGGAAGTAGTTCAGTTGACCGTTAGTAGTGGCGAGACTTATACAAGTCAAAAATTTAGCAGGGTAACTTGCGCGTCCATTACACCAAACGAAGCAACAGCAACTGTTCCTATTGCAGGGACCACTGGCACAACAGGCGTTGTAACTGTCACATGGACAGGAGCATCAGATCTTAAGGCCACCTTGGTACTGTATGGCAATCTAGGGAATTAATTTTTCCTAATTTTTTATTTTTTTATAATATTTTGGAGGTTTAAAATGACCGCAGTTACTGAACAATTCAGAAAAATCGGAATATGTGGGGATTTAAAGATAATCTCTATTAGGACCGACTCATCTGCTTCAAATGGAGACACTATTGATCTTAACACAGATATTACAGATGGGAAAGGCCGCGTTATATCTGATGTTATTAATACGATAGTCCAAGGCTCTGATGGGTCCATAAAATCTGCGACTTTCGACTCAGATACAGGCATAATAACTCTTGAAGCAATAACTCCAGGAGTACAAAATATTACAATAATCGGATACTAGGAGGGTAAAAATGACCGCAACTGTTGTAACTTTTCAAGCAGGAGACCTGGCTAATGCTACTGCTGCATTATCAACTATGGGGATTGCCTCTAGTGATAAGGTTTTGGTATGGCAACAGAATAACCAGGTTGTTGTGTGTAAAGTTGTTACCCCATAATAAGGTGATATTACAATGAAAAAAAGCATCATATACTCAATAATGATTATGTTTATAATTCTTACAGGTCTTGCTATAGCAGGAACAACAGCAGAATTTAACAAGATCACAGTAAGGAATTTAACAGTCCTTGACACTTTCAATGGTACAGGATCATCTTCATGGAACAATATTGATAATACAACGTTCCCTGCATCATGCCCGACTAACAGCGCTATTACAACTTTGAACACTACAACAACATGTACTGCGTACAATGACATTACTGGAGTATTAAATGTTACTAATGCTGGTACAGGCGACGGGCTATTCATAGACCAGAACGGTGACGGTAGAGGATTATACATTGATTCAGAAGCTACAACAGAGGGAAATAATGGAATTAGAGTTGAAACTTTCGGAGCAACAGCTGCATATTTTTTAAATACTGCAGTGGCTAGTGGTTCAGTTTGGCTTGCTAGAACATCAAACACAGGATCAAACGCAGCAACAAACTTATTCTATAGAAGTTTAACAGCAGCAGCAACAGCAATACCAGTTGTTCAAATAGAACAAGACAATGCAGGGGATGATCAAACTGCATTACAAATCCAACAAGATGGATCAGGAGATGCAATCTATGTAGATCATAATAATGATACTGATAATGCACTACGTATTATTTCTGAATCAACAGATAGTACAATTTATATTAGTGGCGTACGAAATATAAGTAATTTTGAAGCTGTGTTAGAAATAGAAGCAACCAATCAACTTACAAATTCACAGGGGAGCTTAATAAGAGCATTATCATCAAATGACAATAGTGACCATACTCTAGTTTACATATTTGATAGTACTCAAGCATCTATCAATCCGACTATGGCTGTGGTTGTAGCTGACGTTAATAAATCTAGTGATGTACTTCAGATAGTTAATGCAGGAACAGGAGATGGAATATGGATTGATCAAAATGGCGATGGATATGCTTTACATATTGATTCAGAAGCAACAACAAAAGCTGGAATATATGTAGAATCTGGTGCTGCATTAGAAGGTTATTTTGATGGTGACGTAAATATATCAGGCACAGTCTATTATGGTGCAATTACAGCTAATTCACCTATACTTGAAATGACACATGATCCATTTGTTGCAAAATGCACATTCGCATCAAATGGTGATTTTGTAGTATCTTACATAAAAGAATCTTTAGGTACTTATACCCAGACAATTGAAAAGGTTGATAAAAACTCAAACAACTGGTGGCATAAGGACTGTTGGTCAAAATACCAGAAATTTCTAAAATACAATGACCTTAGGGAAGATCAATATTATGCTGGACAAGTTGATGTTGAAGAATCGTATGAAGTTCCTATAACAAGAGATGAAGAACAATGTACAGAAAACTGTGCATGGGACGATCAAGTTAATGACACTGTTTGTACTCAAGATTGTGTAACTGTCCAAGTTGAAGATACAGAAACAAGAACAAGGATAGTAAAACAGGACGATTACAAAACATACAGTCCAGACGACATTTATTATGACTGGGGAACTAAAACTGCTAAGGTAAAGCCTGGAGTAGTAAAGACAAAGGTTGTGGAGATCTAAAAATGGTAGAGAAAAAAACTATTGGAATAAGTGCATTAGTAGTCCTATTGATGGGGTTAAGTTTTCTGGGAGGTACCCAACTAGGCGATGATGATCTATTTTACTGTGAAAGTAGGTCGTTAGTAATGCAATGCGAGAAAACCAGTAAATATTATGGGTTGCCTACTGGCAAATGTTGGAATTCAGACGTAGGAAACAAATTGTGCAGGTCAGGTTGGATCGAAGTCGTAGATGATACAGAAGAAGATAATTCCGCAGTAGTGCTTCCAACACCATCAAAATCAAAGCAATACAAATGTTCAACACAAGGTTGCGTAGCAATATCATAGGAGGTTTATAGAACAATGTTATTCAAAAACATAAATAATACACAAAGTGTGAATATGAAGCTCCCTAGGGGTTGGATAACTATTCCTCCAGGGGAAACTGCTGATGTTCCTGGTCTTGCAGGCCAAAGACATCCTAATCTTAGACCTGTCATAGTAGATGGAGATCTAAACAATGATGGGGTTTTCGATAAGAAAGATGTTTCAAAAGCTGCAAAGACACTTGTGAAAGGCAGAAAAAAAACTACTAAGAAAAAAGCAACAAAAAAAAAGAAATCTTGGCTTAGTAAAAAATAGCTTTGGAGGATACAATGAAGGGATCAATTCCAGTTATATTTTTAATACTGTTCGCTTCATTAGTTTTCGCTGTTGATTTTGTTCCCCAAGGAGACATAAATGGAAGGAACAGAAGAGTCATTAAGAATTTCACTAACATTTCTGGAATTAATGGAACTTTTGATACTATTTATCTAAGCGGTACTACTCTTATTTCTGATAACACAACATGGAATGAAACTTATGGGTATAGTTTGTTTCTAAACAGGTCAAGCGAGACTGATTATACAACAACATTCAATTCTTCTTATGACGCTAAGGTAACTGATAATCAAACTTGGAATGAAACCAGAGGAAACGGTTTATATTTGAATAGGACAAACGAGAATCTGTACACAACAACTTATAATTCAAGCTATGATGCTAAGGTAACTGATAATCAGACTTGGAATCAGACTTTGGCGGATGGTCTATATGTTGATGTTGCTGGGGATACAATGACCGGTTCTCTCCAGATAAGATACGATGAGGCAATTCTAAGGATAAATTCAACAGGGTCAAGTAATTCCGCAGGCATTACAATCCAAGATTCAGACTCTGGCATTCCTTGGCTACTTTTCGAGCTTACAACCGGAAGGTTTTCTTTCACTAAAGGTTCATTTCAACCATTGGTCCTTGAGAATGACACCCTTCTTATAAACAAATCTGGATCTGAAGTTGCCGGATCAGCTTTTGAAATAGGCGGTACTGGATACCAAGGAACAAATGAGATCTGTGATCAGAGCAATAATTGTCTTTATGAAAATCTTACTCTAAATGAAATAAGCACAAATCTTCTTAATTGGTCAGAAGATAAAGCGGATTATTGGAATACAAGCGTCCCATTCAATTTTGATGTCAATGTATCTTATATTGACAATTTCGACATAAACTGCCCTTCAGGATATTACCAATCAGGCCTTAATGCCTCTAATGAAAGCATTGCATGCAGGCTTAATCTAGGCAACGTAACCTGGAATGAGACTCTTGCAGATAGTTTATATGCACCAATATCCACAGTCACAGATAATCAAACCTGGAATGAGACAAGAGGAAACTCTATTTATTTAAGCAATACTGGGGATGATGCTACTGGAAAATACAATTTTACATCAGGCAACGTAAGTTTTGCAGATCTTTTATTTGTAGACAACACTGACAGTAATATTGGTATTGGTACCGTCACACCAAGTGCAAAATTAGATATTCTGCAAACTAATGCTGCAAGAGGGATCTTTGTTGAAATGAACAATGATTCAGCTTCAGCAAACATAAAATTAACTCATACAAGTGAAGGAGCAGACACGAATTATATCTTGCTTATTGCTGGTGGTGATACTAACAGGAGGACAGCGTATTTTGATAGAGATTTAAATAGTACAGTAACAAACACACCAGTTATTGAAATGGTACAAAATAACCCATCAGATAATCAAGACACATTAAAACTTCGACAGGACGGATCGGGAAATATTCAATCATGGTACATAAACAGCACTGAAAAAGCTCATTTAAACATTTCTGGCGGTTTACAACTTGATGGCAGTATTTCAAAAGGAAGCGGTACATTTACTATTGATCATCCTCTTGATCCAACGAATAAATTATTACAGCATTCTTTTGTAGAAAGTCCTGAAATGCGAAACATGTATTATGGTCAAAGTGTTACTAACAATGCAAAAAAGGCTATTATTATTTTGCCTGATTGGTTTGAAGCATTGAATGGAAAAAACAAAGAAGAATACAATTACCAATTTACTGGGATTGGCAAACTATGCAACTTTTATGTAAGCTCTGAAATTGAAAATAACAAGTTCGAAGTTACAAGCGATTTATCTAATTGCAAGTTCAGTTGGACAGTTTCAGCAATACGTCATGATGCTTTTGCAGAAAATAATCGTGTACAAGTTGAGGTTAATAAACAGCCTGCAGACCTTGATATTAAATATGAATTAAAAAACAGTACCAAGATTGTTGGAAATGAAAAGATAATAACAACATATAAAGTTCCAATAATGCCTCTTGTAAGCAGTAGAAGAAAAGGGACTTGTATTCATGAAGAATCATGCAATGGTATAGCATCTGATAAAATTATTAATTATCCAAAAGAACCAAAAAAAGTTTTCATAAAACAGGAAAAAGAGGTTTTGACTAATGGTTCTTAATAAAGAAACAAAAAATAAGCTTATCACAGCAATTATTGCTATTGTTGTTTCCATGAGTATTTCAGTGACTCCTGGGATGTTTCAGAACGAATTATCTGATTATTATGTGTGTTCACTTAATCTTGAAATAACCGAGTTTCCTGGGGGGATTTCAGGCACAGGATATTCAGGCTATCCTTATATAAACAGTCGTAAATCGGCTAAGAGATGCGGCACAAGCGATAATAAGGGGGAATGGATAAAATTATCAAAATATGCAGAAGAAAACGGTATTGATCCTTACGATCTTATAGTGCCTAAAAAAAGAGTTGAAGTACCAAACACTAATAGTGAAAACAAATTAAAATGTGATATGAAGGGGTGTTGGTATGATAAGCTCTGATGGGAACGGATCATTCATAATTAAAAGGAATTTGGCAATAAGCATCATGATTATTACCGTTATTTCAGCTATATATTCAGTTGCTGCTTTTGCATCAAACCGGAGCAATGACATAAATTATTTAAAGGAAGAAGTTAAAGAGATTGCCATCATTGAGCAAAAAGTCAAAGATTGCGAAACAAAAACATTACTTATCGAGGATAGATTAGCAAGAATCCAACAAGACATCAAAGAAATAAAAGGCGACGTAAAAAGCCTGGTAAATAAAAAATGAGCAATGTAGTTAAGCATGAGGAAATAACTGGAGCTGGTTTAACAGGATCAAGCGGAGATACGAATAGAACATATACTCTTGCAAATACAGGCTCAATCACTGCAGGATTCCAGATAATTGTTGATCAGGCCATACTTCAGAATGGCGTTACTTTCACAAAATCAGGGGATGTAATAACTTTTCTTAGTGAGATTGAAGATAGCCAGAACATATCTCTTGATTATTTTATTGATGACACAACATCCTCTTCAACTACATCAACATCAAACACTTATACTGATACCCTGAAAATAGTTCGGGCTTCTGGGATTGGAGTTGAAGTACAAAATGAGACGCTTGGTACTGGAGATGGTTCTGAGAATAGTTATGACGTGGCAAATGGAAATATTATAGATGATTCATATACTCTCAAGTTTGGAACATCAGGAAGCAATGAGCTTACTGAACTTACTGAGACAGATGATTATTCCATTGATCTTGATGGAGGTCTCATTGTACTTACCACTGCCGGAAAAACAAAAGTGAATGGTAAGGTTATTTATATAAGCTATATTCACAGCCCCAAGATAAGCGACACAATTCTTGCAACATATGTAGAAGCTGCATCACGGGAAGTTGATGATTTAACAGGGGATTATTGGGGTCCTGCAACAACAACTGTTGAATATTTTGACGGTGAATTTGATACTTATCCAAGAACCGAAAGACCATATTCAGATGATTATGATCAGCCAGTCACAATAAATCTTAACAATAAAAGCATTTTAAGCATTCAGTCAGCATATGAAATCTTAAGAGGTATGAGCATATCAAAATCTTATAGGTATGATTCTGTAGCTGCAACTTACACAGATGTTACATCAGATATGAATAGTCAGCAAGGTGACGCTTTTCAACCTTTCGCAGACACAACAGCTGCAGGGGATTATCTTTATATAGGGACATCTAACAAATTTCATGAGCTTAACATTGTGCTGTTTACTGTTGGTGTAACTGCAGGAACAAACACTATTGAATATTATGACGGATCAAGCTGGACAGCTTTTACCCCAACAGAAAGTGCAACTGGCGTCCTAGATTTTGAAGCTTCAGGATCGCTTAGTTGGGACCCATTAGCTGGTTGGACAAAAACAAGCGTTAATTCAAGCAACAATTTTTATTATATAAGGATTGCTGCAGGAGATGTATACACGACTGAGGCTAAAATAAGCACTTGTTATCCTGGCCAGGATTTTGTTATAAGTCAGGAAATTCCATTATATCAAATTAATTGGAATTCAAATGGTCAGCTTTCATTTGGGACGAGAGATTTCCCTAACGGAATAAGAAACGTCAGAATATCTTATCAACATGGGTATAGTACCACACCTGCATTAATAACTGAACTAGCATCACTTCTTGGAGCTATAAGAGCTTTTGTTCTTATTTCGGGTGGTTCATATGATGATGCTACAAGTTTCACTCTAGGAAGGAAGGCTGTTACAATTGGTGAAGCTTGGGTAAACATAAGAGAGGTAATTGACCAGGCAAAAAAGAGGGTAGAACAGATATTATTATCTGTTGGCAAGAAAATGTTAGTGGTGGGTTGAAATGGTGACTGAGCGGGATCCATCAAGCTTTTCTGATTTGGAAAGACTTAAAGGAAAAGAATGTATAAGATTTTTTGGCCGGACAGATATAACTCTTACTAATATAACAAAAACCACGGATTCAATGGGCAAACTTACTGCAACAAGTGAAACTACAAGCACAATAACTGGTGATCTTCAGTTTGTAACTGTCAAAGAAAAGCAGTATATTGATCTTGGTCTTGCTAAAATAGGTGATGGCGTGTTTTACACAAGCTATGAAGCAACAATCAATGAGAATGATGAAATAACTATTGATAGTGTTGATTGGGTTCTTACAAGCCAAGTTGAAGGACCTCAGACAGATGGGAACACTATTTATCAGGCATGGATTGCAAAGAGAAAATCTCCATAAAATAAGTAGTATATAAATACTTGACTTCTAATTATCCCATATGTTAAAGCTAAAGTTCAAACTTACTGATCTTAATAAAGGAAAAAAAGACACTTTGCGAAGATCCGCATGGATTCTGTTCAAATCCATGTTGAAAATGGAAAAAATTGCTCAAGACTTAGCACCTGTTGATATTGGTCAATTGAGACAAAAAATCAGTTTAGATCCTATAGGGATAGCAACGGAGTATACTTTAACATCAGCTGCACCATACTCAGCGTCAATGGAATTTGGAACAATACCATACTGGGTGCCTATTGCTCCACTCAAAGAATGGGCCAAAAGAAAATTAGGGGATGAGAATATAGCTTATGCTGTAAGAGCAAAGATTGCTCAGTCAGGAATAACTGCACACCCTTTTATGCGTCCTGCCAAATTTACCGTGGAATCTATTTGGGTTCCAATATATCGACAGCAAGCGTTTATATAATATTAAACACGCTCCCCTGCTTGTGTTTAATTGTTGGAGGTTTTCTGGTTTTCCTCCAACTAAATTAGTGGCCAAGAGGCCTTAAAAACAGTTCCAAGAGGAACATCAAATGACAGCATACTTAAATTCGGAAGATATTATCGTGGACTTTCTCAGAGTTAGACTTACAGATCCTAGGGCTAGAGCAGAAACAACAAACAGTGAGAATTTTACAGCTTCAGTTTCTCAGACAACTTTTTCTTTGACAGCACCATCTGGGAATGTCCAGGCGGTGACCCTTGTTCAGGTTGATGGAACAGATCAAGTCAAATGGAAAGATTATTATATTGATTTTCAGAATCAAAAAGTTATTTTTTTCAATGGTTTGACAGGCGGAGAATCTGTTGATATTACATACAAATATGGCACAACAAGCTGGATATATTCAGATGATCCTCAAGACTCACTTTCTGCGACATCATATCCAAGAATAAGTGTTAAAATAATCGGTGGCACAGGAGTTAGACTCGGACAGTATGAAGCAGAAGTTGAAAGTTCAACATTATTTTCTGCGGATTTTTGGGCAAAAGAGCAGCAGTTTTTTACCATAAACAGCATAAAGTATGAGGGGCAAGATCTTGCAAGGTATTTAGCAAGCAAAGCCACAGAAGCTTTTGAATTATATATAAACGATCTTCACCCAATACTTTATAATTATTTGGTGACTCAAGTTCCGACAAATGTGCCACGTGATGATTCAAAACAAGCATTCCATACAGTGCTTACATTCAATATGAAAGGTCTTACTTTAGGGAGGAGATCATAAATTTAAGGAGGATTGATTATTATGACAGCAACAGAGTTTAATTTGGGGCTTCGGGAAAGATTTATTACAGTTAATGAGACAAGTTATGGAACTGGTGGTTCATTAGCTAGTGCTCTTGTTATTGGAAAAAACATGAGAGTTACCCAAAGTTGGGCCCAAGGATTCCAAGAAACATTATCTGCAGGAAATGATAGAAGATATATTGATGCAAACGTTGCAGGACCATTACTATTGCCATATAATATTGAGTTTTATCCTGTAGATTGGAGATTTCTGAAATATGCTTTTGACATTACAAGCGAGACAGGATCAACTCCTACGACACATACTCTTGATGTTGGAAATACTTTACAATCTTTTAGAGCTGAATGGGCAAAACAAAATTCACAAGGTAATCAAGCATTTATCACAACAGGTAATGTTGTTACTCAGATGGTGATTTCATTCCAGAAAGCAACAGGTGCAGGAAATGATGGTTTTGTTAATGTAAACCTTGGAGTTCTTGCACAAGATTATAGTAGTACAAGCTCTGTACAAGGAAGCATCTCATCCTTAACAGATGATCCTTTCCAGTACAGGATGGTTAAATTAACTCTTGCTAGTAATGAGATTGTTGAGGTTAATAATGGTGAAATGACAATACAACAAACAATAAATCCTAATGATTCTAGGTATGCAAATTCAACTCTTAACAGAAAGATTGGCGAACCTATTCCCACAGTATTCAGGATTTTTGGAAGGTTCAATATAAATGTCAAAGATACAACATATTCAGATATTTGGGAATTAGCAGCAGATCTCACTGGAACAAACAAGCTTGAGTTTATTAGGACATCTGGATCTGATGAAGCAGTGTGGACATTTACTGGGATGACAGTTAATCCTGCATCTATTGGTAACACCAACATTGAAGGAGTTGATAATGTTGAATTTGTCTGGGTTGCTGAGACGGTACAAGTTGTAACAAAAGATGCAATAGCAAATTATGATTAAAGTTATAGGAGGGGAGTATAATGAGTTTAAAAGACGACATAGTAAATGAGGGCGTAGTAGACCTAAATATTGATGGTAAGCCGGGGTTTAAGTATAAGCCTGTTACTGCAGGAGAAGAGAACGACTGGATACCACAATATATGGTAAAAAAAGGCGACCAATATGTCCAAGATTTTGCAATTATTAATAAATGCAAAATTCAAAATTTGGTAGGAGTACCATACACTAAAGAAGAAATCAAAGAATTTTTTAATATTGACAAAGACTGGAAAAACCTTACACACGAAGAAAAATGGAAAATTATCAGGAAACTAAAAACAGGTTTGTTTGATAAGATAATCAAAGCGATTAACAAAATAGATCAACCATCAAAAAAAAAAGATTAATAGAGCTTATAAATAGATGCGATCCAAAAACAAAAATAAAGTTTACTAAACATGAAATGTTTCTCTTACAAATGAGGGAAGCATGGAAATTAGGAATAAGCCCTAATGAGTTCCGGAAATGTTATGTTAAGGATCTATTTGACATATGGCAACTTAACACAGCGTTTGGTGACAAAGCTGAATCAGAAAAAAGGGTTCAAGAATTAATGCAACAAATGAAAGGTGCAATGTAAATGGTTGAAATTGGACAATTACAAATAACAGGAAATTTGGACACAAGGGATATTGAAAAGGGTTTTGTTAGAATTGAAAGTCAGTTTGATAGAGTTCAAACACAGGCTGAGTCTTCCCTTGGCACATTTAATAAGTTGGGATCTTCTGCAGCAAGATTTGGTAAATCTCTTGTTTTAATTGGAACTGCAGGCATTGGAGCATTAACAGCTCTTGCAACTAAAAGTCCAGTATTAGCACCAACTTTTGCAAGGTTACAATCCACTATGCTTAGATTAAGTAATACAGCTGGTCAAGTTTTAAAGCCTCTTTTTGAGACTTTTGCTAATGAGTTAATCCCTGCTATTGGCACAGCTATTCAAAATAACGAAGGAATAATAGGTAAATTTGTTAATGCAGCATCTATTGGATTAAGTGATTTAGCAAACCTGTTGTCTGGGAATTTACAACAAATAGAAAATTTAGAAGCCAAATTAGCAGGCGGTGCATTGGGTGCTTTCATTGGTGGTGCATTAGGTGGGCCTGGTGGAGCTATTGCTGGAGCTGGATTTGGTAGTATTGCAGGCGGTGCAATGGTACCTTCAGAAAATCAAGTAATGCAATCTGAACGTGATAGGTTTGGTGTTTTTGCAGAATCTGCTGCCATAATTAGAGAAATAAAAAGACAAACAAGAGAAGCTAAGACTGGATCAGACTTTGCTATTGCACAACTTGGTGGTTTGGGTGCTTTAGGATTTAATTCTGTGATAGACTTGATTCAGTTCATATTTGGGAGAGCTACAAGAAAAGATACTGAGATGGCATCTCCTTCGGGTGTTACAAGATGACTGCAAAAATTGAGAACTATGAGACATATAAAGGCACAATAAGTGCTGATACATTCACTTTCCCTCATAATCCTAACACTCTAACAATGGATACTGATCCATTTATTGATAGAAAGGACCTTCCATATGCTTTCACTTTTCTTGGTTGGAATAGAGGTATTAAATCAAGACAAGTGATTGGTCTCAATGGACATTTCGATGGAACTACAAGGAATTCTGATTATCAAAACTTACAATTAAATTTCAATGATTTCAAACTAAAAAAATTGTATTTTGCTGCTGATAAATTTTATATTGGTAGAGGAGTAACAGTTCAGAAAACACCATCAGGAGTAAGACCGAATCATATAGATTATGTTGCAACTTTCTTAAGTCCTTTCGGTATATTGTTTGATAATACTCAGAAATCTGGATTATCTAATTCCGCTGAAAAGAACGAAGGAAATGTTGAAACACCTATTGAACAAATAACAGGATCTGTAACCAGTGGCCAAGTTGTGCATATTGAAGATAAGAATGGCAATGGAATTGAGTTTACTGCTAGTGCGACAGGAACCTTCACTTTATATTTAATCTATGTTACAACTTTCAATAATGATCAATATATTGTTGAGTATCTTTACGGTGAAATTGGCGGAACTAAACAAGTTCTTAAACAAGCTGACACTTCAGGAAACATGCTCATAACATTACAATCTGACGAAAGTCTTAATACATTATTTACAGGAGGGACAATATCCAATATCACCCCAACTTTTAAGTTTAGGGATGGTCACACGTCAGAATAAAAATGGGATTTGTTATTAATGTAGGTGATGCGACGGCGTTTCAAGTTGTTAAGATGAGTTATGAAAAGCCGCTCAATGGCATTTCTACTTTTGAAATTGCAATAGATGGTGCAGATGCAACAGACAGGGGAGAGTTTGATACAGAAAAGGAAGTAGAGATATTTCATAATGGTACTTCTGACATGATTGGCGAAGTTCATTATAGATCAAACTTTCAAGGTGGTGGAGTAATTCTTAGAGGTTTTGGGAGAGAGTTTGAACTTGCTGAAGATCCTGCACCAACATCTGGAGATGATAGAAGAGTTTTTTCATCTACAAATGACCATACAATTATTGCCGCTTTAGTTTCTGGTAGTTCTCCTGCATGGACTGCAGATGTATCAAACTCAACTTCTGCTTCTGTTGATTCATTTAGAATAACAAGGAGCATGAGCCGATGGAATGCTATAATTAATTTAATAAAACAATCAAATAAAGACATTTTGGTTGATCAAGAAAACAGGACTATTTATTTATATGATGATCTTGGAGATGCCAGCGTATTTAATTTTGTAGAAGGTATAAATGTTGGTGAGGTTGTTGAAGAAAAAACAAAACCAGAAGCTGCTAAAGTTGAAGTTTATGGGAAGGGTGATGGTGCAGAACAGATATTTGGGTCTTCAGGATCAGGCAATCCTGTAAAAAAAATCATTGATAGAAATGTGCTAACTACTAATGAGGCAAACACAAGGGCCGCTGCAGAATTAGCTTTGATAACTAACTCAATAATAAACCTTAGATTCAATGTTACAAATCCTAATCTATCTATTAATTTAGGTGATGACGGTGAATTGAATGCGCCATCTGCAGGCATTAGTGATGAAACTGTTGATGTTGTTAGAATAACAAGAGGATTAAATGAGTTGGGCACAGAAACACTTGATATTGAAGTAACTAACCCTAATCATCGTGTGGCAAGCAAAAACCAAGCACAGACTGCTGCAGAACAGGCAGAGAATGCAGCCATGGCAAGAACAGGCATGCAAGGTAGCGGTAATCAGAACCTTTTTGGAAGCGGTATAAATGCAAAGAC